AAGCGCATTATTTTGCGCAAATGCCAACATTTAATTGGACATGCTAACGGATCGGTATTAGTCTGATCACATCAACAACGCAACCAGGGGAATGACATGTATAGCGTAACTCAAGATACCGAAGTCAACAGCCGCACGTTCCGCGTAATCCGTGGTCGCGTCAATGCGGCTGGCGCACCTACCGGAAAGTATGAAGTTATTAAGACTGGTATGGATGTTATTGCCGCTCGCGAGCTGCGCTCTAAATTGGAATACATCGAAAAAGAATCTTCCGAATTGAACTAACAACCAGCCCTCACGCGAGGGCGCATTCTAAGCCGTCCGTGGTGGGCGGCTCACAATGCGGGGTGATATATGAACGTAAACGACGAAACGGGCTACAAGGGCACGGTGTATTTCAGCAAATCTATGCATTACAACTTCAATGTATGCTCAATGGAAAAGCTGCCAGAAAATGAATACATTATTCTCGGTCAGTGCAATGTCGATGTGCAATTCGCCGATACCCGCGCCGCCGAGATCGAGGCTTACGGGCGGCTGATCGCCGAAGAAAAGCAGGCTTCGCACAATCGGGTTCAGCTGATGCTGGGCAAAATTCAGGAATTGCAGGCGCTGGAGGTGACGAAATGACCACACCAAGTGAAAAATACATGCGCATCCAGATCGACAAGCGGCGCGACGAGATCACGCAGACCGGCTGCGAGTATGACGGCCCGGTTGGTGACGCCATGGAGCGAGCGGTGGAGATTTACGGCGACATTCGAAGCGGCATTCCGCACCACGGCAACGGCGGATACGTGTGGACTGCTGAGGACATCATCGAAAGCGTATCGGAGCACGATGATGCTGATGAGCTTTTTCGGTCAGCTATTGCCGGCCTGTTCTGCCATCCTTCGGCGCTGGCTGTCGCGATCAACATGGCGCCGAGCCGGAGCGCTGTACATTTACAGCAGCTGTCTGACGCGATCCAGATGGCTGCGGGCGTGATGTGTGGCGATCTGGCGTGCGAATCAATCATCAGCGATCAAGATGAGGCTGGACGGCCATGAAATTGGATATCGAAGCACTACGCTCAGCCGCGATTAAGGCCACGCCTCAAAATCTCGATTCCGCACATGTTGTCAGGCATGAAGGGGATTTTATGGAGTGCCCGACATGCGGCGGAGAAGGATATGTTGAGACCGGAAACGATTATTGCAATTTCGATGATGCTGCAATAGGCGTCGCTTTCTACGGCATCGGGGATGCGCATGTGGCCGCAGAGGCATATTACCGCATGGCCAGACCTGAGCCAATTTTGCAACTGATTCGGCAGCGCGACGAGCTGCTGGCGGCGCTGAAAGCATTTGTGCATCTAGTTGACGCTGACGTTATACGGGCGCGCGATAGCGACAGGGATTATTTGTTGACGGCGCTTTCAGCGGCAAACCAAGCAATAGCAAATGCGGAGGGCAGGCCATGAGCGAACACGAACAGATGATAGATGACTGCGAAAAGCGCGAATCAAAGCTGTCCGATTGGGGGCGCGGCTTTATAGATGATCTTACCGACCGGATTGGCGACGGGAAATCACTGACGCAGAAACAGGCTGAAAAACTTGAGCAGATTTGGGAGCGCGTAACGTCATGAGCGAACAACTGTACGGCAAAGACAAGCTGATCAGCGAGCAGATGCAGGAAATCCACCGGCTTAACTCGGTTAACGAAGACTTGGTTGCAGAGCGGCGCGTGATTCTGCGGCAACTGGATGCAGCGCTGTTCGATATCACGGAGGTTCGCGAGCAAATGCGCAGGATGAAGCGCGAGATGAACGGCGCGGAGCTGAAACCGATGTTCAAAAAGCAGGCCGGGCTGCCTGATGCGAAAACCGGCGACGCTTCGTTCCATCCGAATGGGCATATTACGGTGGTGAAGCCATGAACATAATCATGCACATAGAGGTTCTGAAGTGCAGCAACCACTACCGCCGCCGCATGGCCGCGCTTAAGGTTCTGCCGGAGTCGTGCAAAGAGCTGCGGGAGGCAATGGATCAGAAGCGTGCTGAAAAACGGAGAACATCATGACAACAGATGCAGGATATTTGGAAGAAGGCGACAGCTGCGAAAAATGCCGAACCGGAAAAATGGATTGGGCGCGCCAAGAGGGGTGTAGCTGCCACATAAACCCACCGTGCTGGGCCTGCACCAATCAAATTCTGACATGCCAGGACTGTGGCTGGGAGTATGAGCCGCCACCGGTCAAATATGCTCAGCTCGCGCCCGGCCTTGCAATGCGCGAATCGCCGCCGCGTCCACTGGACAACACAAAAATTGATTGGCGCTCAAAGATGCACTCCAATTCATCAATGATAAAGGAGGGAGTTTATCCGGACGGCACAACGCGTGCGCAGGTTGAAGACAAAGTGCGCGGCACGTTCGGCGGAAGGTTCGAATCATTCGGCAATGGTAAATTCCGATACATCGCATACACAGATTGAAAATAACTGCACGATCATCTTGCAAGCGGGCGCTCGATCCGCTAACATCTATGGACACTAACGGGAGAGAGTTATGGCTACAGAAATCGCATTAATTGAACTGCCAGAAGAGAAGGCGCTTGAGGTTTTCATTGCGCCCAGAGGGCTTGATCCGTACCTGGATCAGATCGCAGACGAAGCGAGATCGCTGGTTCCAGATGTGACGACGAAGAAGGGCCGCGATGCCATTGCTTCGAACGCGCACAAGGTCGCCAAATCCAAGACCGCCCTTGATGGCGTCCGGAAAAAGCTGGCTGACTGGCTGAAAGAAAAGCCAAAGCTGGTCGATGCGGAAGGTAAGCGCATGCGCGACTTTCTGGATTTACTCAAGGATGAAGTGCGCAAGCCATTGACCGATTGGGAAAAGAACGAAGAATTCCGCGTGCAGAAACACCAGCTAAATATCGAAGGCTTTGGCGTCCATGCTACCGAAATGGACCACCTGTCTGCTGCAGACCTACAGCGCCACATCGAATTTGTCGAGGGCGTTGTTGTAGACGCGTCCTATGAAGAATTCGAAGCCGAGGCCGCGCGCGCCAAGGATGCTGCGCTAGCCAAAATGCGCGCCGCTCGTGATGCCAAAATTAAATACGAGGCAGAACAGGCCGAACTTGCCAAGCTCCGCGCCGCAGCTGCCGAGCGCGAGGAACAGGATCGCATTGCTGCCGAGAAAAAGGCGCAGGCGGATCGCGAGCAGCAGATTGCCGAAAACGCGCGCATCGAAGCTGAGCAGAAAGCCGCAAAGGAAAAGGCCGATGCTGAAGCCAAATCGGCTGCTGACATTGCCGCAGCCAAGCAACGCGAAACCGATGCACAGTTAGCCGCTGAGCGTGCCGAGAATGCCCGCGCTGAAGCTGTGCGCCGCGAGGAGCAAGCCAAGGCAGACTCGGAAGCTCGGGCCGTACAGGCAGCAAAAGACACGGCAGAACGTATTGCCCGCGAACAGGCCGCAGAAGCCAAGCGCATTGCTGACGAACAGGCTGCACGTGACCGCGATACAAAGCACAAGAAGGCCATCAATAACGCTGCCGTTGACGCCATGATCGAAGGCGGAATCGACGAAGCAACTGCCAAAAAAGTCGTCACACTCATTGCTAAAAAACAGGTGCCAAATGTCGCAATCTCGTATTGAAGAAAAGGGCGTGATCATCGTTCAAGATGAGCGTAAGCAGGCGCCGTTGCCATCGGTCATTCCTCAGTCTGAATCGGCTGCAATCCTTGAGATTATCGGCAAGGCAGCGATGAACCCGCAGGTTGACATCGAAAAGATGGAGCGCCTGTTTGCGATTCAGCAGCAAATAACAGCGCGTCAGTCGGAGACCGAATACAACCAAGCCATGGCCGCTGCACAAGCGGAAATGAGCGGCGTTGTCCGTAACAAGGTCAACAGCCACACCCGGAGCATGTTTGCCGATCTGGACGCTATCCATGCCGTGATAAAGCCAATCTATACCGCACACGGCTTCTCATTGAGCTTCAGCACGAGCCCTTCTGAGCTTCAGGGCCACATCAAGGTGAAGTGTGTAACTCGCCACCGTGGCGGCCACAACGTCGAGAGCGAAGCGGATTACCCGCTTGACATCGCTGGGTCAGGCGGTAAGACGAACAAGACCGCCATTCAGGCAATGGGATCAACGCAGACTTATGCGCGCCGATACATGGAGACGATGGTTTTTAACATCGCCTTGCGCAACGATAACGACGGTAATTCGCAGGCTGCGCCAGTTGAATTTGTCGGCGAAGATCAGGCCGCAAACCTTCAGGCGCTGATGGATGAGGTTGGCGCAGATAAGGCGAAATTCCTGAAATACATGAAGGTCGAAAGCATCGCGGAAATCCTCGCCACGCATTACGATAAAGCCGTCCACGCACTCGAACAGAAACGCAAAAAGGCGCCCAAAAATGATTGAGATATTTGATTTTGCCCAAGGCTCTACGGAATGGCATCAGATCCGGTCTGTGATTCCGACAACCTCGAAGTTCAAGGACGTCATGGCCAAAGGTGAGGGCAAGATGCGCACCGGCTATATGCACGATTTGATTGGCGCGCGCATGACTGGCGAGGTTGGCGAGAGCTTCTCCAATATGCACACTGAGCGCGGCCATGAATGGGAGCCAGAGGTGCGCGATCTTTACGCGCTGACCAATGATGTTGAGCCGCGCCAAGTTGGATTTGTGCGCAATAGTGCGATCTGTTCTTTTGGCCCGGTAGGCAGCAGCCCAGATAGCCTGGTTGGCGAAAAAGGCGGTCTTGAAATTAAAACCAGACTGCCGCGCCTGCAAATTGAATTGCTTCTATCAAACAAGGTTCCGACTGCACACGCCGCACAGATTCAAGGTGAGATTGCAGTGTGTGATCTGGAATGGATTGACTTCGTTTCGTATTGTCGCGGCATGCCGGTGTTCACTGCCCGCGTTAATCGCGACTCTGCGTACATCGTAAACATGATGCGAGAAGTAGGACAGTTTTACGAAGAAATGCTTGAGCTTGAACACAAACTGAGGGCGATGATGTGAACCTGCGCCCAATAACCTTTCGCGGCCAGACCAAAACCATTGCTGAGTGGTCGCGCACTGTTGGCATCAGTCACGACACGATTGCGGCGCGGCTGGATCGCGGCTGGACTGTTGAGCGTGCATTGACAGAGCGGCCCGATAATTCGCAGCGTGACGGGCATCCTTGGCGCAAGGTGCGGCGGGTATGAGCGACTGGCCAATCTCAATAAACAGCACGCACTCACGAGCGGCATTTTTCGCCATCGTGGATAAGCTGTGGGATGAGCACAAATATCTCACGTTCGCAAAGCCGCGCATTGGGCCTGATCGATCGCTTGATCAAAATGCGCTTTTTCATCTTTGGGCGACGCAGTGCTGGTTTCATTACCAAAGCCTGCCTGTCGGTAAGATAAAGCCGTGCGAACTTGCAAGCATGAAGCGGTCGCTGAAAAAGCTGGCATATAACGCAAACGGCTGGCCGTGGCTGTTTCACGAAGTAGTGGACGTGTTCGACAACAACAAGCCAAAGCGCGACTACACTTCATCAGCTGACTGGTCGCGCGGCGAAATGTTCGACTTTCTGACGTGGATGCAGATGCAGGCAAGCAACAGCGGCTTGATACTGGAATCAAAAGGCGAGTTCGCCAAAAACCAGCGGGAGCAATCGAAATGAACCGAAGCCCGAATGATGCAATTTTCGATGCCGTTGCAGTGCTGTTTGTGGTCGCGCTTGTCTCGTGGCTCTGGATACTGGTGACGTTTTATGGATAAGCATGAGCTAGACCAGATGCAGGACGAGGCCCAGAACAGCTTCGGCTGGGGCGATGACGACAGCGGGCTGATGGGCGGGGTGTTCCTGCCGGTGGCGTGCTGCGTGGCGATGTGGTTCCTGATCGGGCTGGCGGCGTGGTGGTTTTATGGGGCCGGGGTAGCACAATGATTGACATCGACGGCTACAAGGCTTTCGACGCGATCAAGGCGATGTGCGGTGGCTAATTCGCGCGGTAAGCGACAGCGCCGCCAAGGGCGACAGCGCATAAAATTCGGTCGAGATGCTGCCCCACGACACAAACTGACATCCGGCAGAACTGGTGGAGTACACAGCAAAAAACTCAAAAGCAGGAGATCCAATGGCTGAGCCAAAATTGTTCGAACTGCCACAGGTCGTAGTAGCCGATATATCGCGCGTGCTGCGGTCCATTGCTGACGAGATCGAGGCCGGCGAGTACGGGCAGGTTTACACAGCTGCCATCGTCCTGCGAAATCATGATGGCGTAGTCCATACGTTCGGTGGCGGTGGTGGAATTGACAATGATCGGGCCGTTGCGCTGTTCACGCGCGGCATTGCTGAGTTGCTGGAGCGGTAGATGGCTAAGACACCAACGAAAGCCGAACGAGCCCACATGAACGCCATGGCGGCCACTGGCTGCATTATCTGCGAACGTCCTGCTGAATTGCATCACCCTCGCCATGGTGCCGGTATAGGCCAGCGTGCGAGCCACATGGATGTCATCCCGCTTTGTGAGCGTTGCCACAGGACTGGCGGCCATGGGGTAGCGCTGCACGCTGGAATAAAAACATTCGAAGCCAATTTCGGCACCGAACACGAGCTGCTGGAAAAGGCCATGAAGCGGCTGGAGAGCTATGCGTGAAATTGACGATAGAGCTGCCATTCCCACTGCCGACGTGGAACCGCATCCTCGCAATGCATCCATGGCAGCGGAAGAAGTTGCGCGATTTACTACACCTGTCAGTATTAGGATTATCAGTTACCGAAAGTACCGACACGACACAGACGGCTGTTCCGTCAAGGCGGTGCTGGACGGCCTTGTCCAAGCTGGAATACTTCGAGATGATTCGTCCGAGTTCGTCAAAGAAATCATCTTCGAGAGCATCAAAAGCAGCGATGAAAAAACTATAATTGAGATAGAAAATGCACCAACTTAAATGCAAGGTATGCCTTAATACATTCTATAGCAAGGTTTCATCAGCAAAAAGTTGCTCTGTAAAGTGCGCCGCAGAAGCAAGGAGAGGCGCCGGGAACCCAAACTACAAGGGTTCTGAAAATTACACACATTCATGCGAGACTTGCGGCAATATTTTTATATCTTATTCAAAAGCGGCAAGATTCTGCTCAATATCTTGCAACGCAAAAAGACCGGATAATATCGCCAGACTATCAATTATGGCCCCGAAAATTGCCACTTTGCCTCGGAAACCAAGGCGCATTGTGGGCAGAAAGAACACGTGCAAATTGTGCTCAGTGGAATTCATTTCTCCCAGAAAACGCGCATATTGCGACACCCACAATGGGGAATATTTTGGTGGGAAGCCTATACCAAAGTTCCATTGCATCGTATGCGGCAAAGAATTTAAGCTTCCGACAAAGAATAGACGCCAAACTTGCTCATCAGAGTGCAAGCGACATGAGCTTGTTTCAAGGCAAAAGGGTTGCAAGTCGCATCGTTGGCAAGGTGGAAAAACCAGTGAGGCAATGACCATAAGGGGTTCATCTGCCTATGCCGACTGGAGAAAATCCGTTTTTGAAAGAGACAACTTCACATGCATGCATTGCGGCCAGCGCGGCGGGAAACTGCACGCCGATCACATTAAGCCATTTAGCACTCACCCAGAACTTAGACTTGAGCTAAGCAACGGACGAACGCTATGCAAACCATGCCACCTAAAAACAGATACATGGGGAATAAAGGCTATTACCCATGGCAAGGCCATTACAAAATCGTCTGGACAACGCAGATGATTCTTGCGGATATCGGCTTTGTTCACTACCGCACAGACGCATAGCCCCTCCCGCCTAAAATAGCCACGACCAGGAGGTCAGGCTTGCGCATCGATTACTACATCCACTTCGCCAGCGAAGGCCGCATTGTCAGGCTGCTGGACCATCTCATTAACCTGATTTTGATCACGGGAGAACAAACCATGGCCACGTTCGCAGAACTGAAGGACGCGATTGCACAGCTGAAACAGGATATCGTTGCGGAGAAGACCGAGATTCAAACCGCGCTGGCTGACCTCAAGGAGCAGGTACGATTACTGACCGAGCAGCTTGGTAACGGTGGCGTCATCACCCAAGACGATCTCAATGGCCTCGCCCTGTCCATCGCTGAAATCAGTGCCAGTGTTAAGGACATCAGCGAGCCAGATGCAACCCCGTAACCATGCAGCTCCCGCCCGATGTCTGGGCGGGTTAGTTTGGTATCCGCAGCACCCTATACCCGGCTCCACCAGAGTCTGCAGCACCAACGCTAACGCGCTGAATGGTCCCGCCGTGAACCTTGAGGTACATGGCCATCTCGTTGGCCCCAGTGGTGTCGCTGAACTGCGCCACAACGGCACTGTTGACCTGGGCCCGAATGCTGGATCCGGTAGGCACTTTTAAATCCAGAGCGCCATTGGAGTTCATCACGAGCGTGCCAGATGGGGCACCGATGAAGTTATTTGTGTTGCTGTGCTCGTTGAAATACAGCGTTGCCGTTGCCGTATCGAAGTGGAACTGTTTGCCACCATTCAATGCCGCGATCGTCATTGCAGGCGTCATGAAAAACCGGCGCCCACTGGTTGTGCCGGCAAACATCAGCAGTGTGTTGGTGCCGTTGTCCGTAATATCCGAAGCAACCCCGGCGCCTGAAGTCCAGCCAAAGGCCGAGCAGTCAATAACCGTATCAGTGGCGCCAGACTCGATGATGATCTTCATGGCTGATCCACCAGTGTTCTGGAAGACGTTTTTGCCGATGTACGTTCTCGCAGCACCCGATTTGATCCGGATGTGCGACTGGTGCACGGTAGAGCTAGGGGACATCTGGAATATGTTGCCCTCGATCCTGACATCATCAGCGTCAACATAGATCCCGTCGATGAAGTCAGAGACGTCAGCCCCGGCATTAGACCCCTCGAACAGGTTGTCGATTATGCTGATTCTTGAATTGTTCAGCGCCGAAGTCACCTTGATCATATACGCGCAGTTCGCGCCAGGAACAAATCGGCACTGGTCGATAACAGTGATAGACGCGCTGGTTAGTGCGATCATCCCATACGACGTAGCGCCATCGTTGAATTCGCAGCGCGTTATGGTCAGGCTGTCCGGTGTCGTGCCGATGATTGCATCCCGAGTGCAGCCGCCAAATCTGCAATTCTCGATGACGTTCTTAAAGCCAGTTGACGAGTCGCCGGTATTGATTGCGTGCTGCGCAATGCTATTGCCGTCCAGCTTCAGGCCATACAGTTTAGAGTGGCCGCTCATGTTGATCATCGCGGTCGTGAACGTACCGCCTGATATCGCGCGGATTATCGAACCATTACTGGTGTCTGTGTGACTGCCGCCAGTAGACAGCCCGCGAATTTCCTGGCACGTCGCCATAGTGATATCAGAATTGACCGCATACTGACCATGCGGAACCTCGATAATGCGATCCTGATAGCCAGATGCTGTCAGCGTGCCGAACAGCGTAGAGTTGCTGGTTGCGCCGCCAGCGTTGGCGCCTTCAGCCAGAATGTTTATTGTTTCGTATGCGTCAATTATCGACTGAACAGTAGTTGATGTATTAACAACAGCAGTGTCGGCGGAAACAGCCGAAGCATTGCCTCCAATAGTGGGGGATTGCTGGAAAGTGATCGCAGTTGTGCCAATAACAATCGGGTCAGAAGTTACAACTGAAAACGCCTTGTTTCCGTTAACCGTGCCAGAGTTGACAATGATGATGGTGCCCTTAACCACATCGCGATTGCCGTCAAAATCATCGGTGCGAGTCCATGAACTTGTACTGACTTCCCATATCCCATTGTCAACAGAATCCGTTTGGCTCCTGACAAGAACCCGGTCGCCGGTGACAACGGCAACTCCATCAATCGTCTGCTGGCCAGACAGCGTAATGTTTGCCGTAGTCGCTACTTTGCACGGCGCCTTTACAGCAACAGAGGTCGAGACGGAATTGATCACATCTTGTATCGTCGAAGCCATGTCTTATTCCTTTGGTGCGCCAAATATCAAAGTTAGTGGATTGACGGTCTCGCCTTCAATCATTGCGTCAAAGCCGGATACTGTTCTTGCGACCTGTGCAGCCGGGTAATGCAGAAGAACGCCAGCAGCGGAATTGATCGACTTCCATGCGGCTTCATCGGCTTCGCCTTGCGCGATCTGTTTTGCCGCCTTGCCGACCGCCGAGAACGCACGGGTTCCGGCTGGGCCTTCATAGCCGAACGTGCCGAACATTGCAGAACCAAACTCTCGAACTCCAACCATTGTCCCGGTCAGATACGTGGCCTGCTCTCGCAACAGCTTGGCCCACAAATCCTCGCCGGCATCATCATCGCCACGCATCCCGGCAATCGCCTCGCGCATCAGGGCACCGAGAACAGCCGGAACGGTGTACAGCATCAGCATATCGCCAAGCCACAAGCCAGCATCTTTTGGCCGCGTAAAGTCGGTCTTTTTCGTTGACCATGCAGCCATATTGTAGGTGGTATTGAAGTATGAGTAGAAGTTTGTCCACAACTTCATCATCGGCCCCCCGCGCTGCACGGTTGCAAGGTCTTTGATCATGCCTGAGCCTTGCGCATCAATCACAGCCTGATCTGCCATGGCCACAGACTTAGGATCATCGAAGCCTTCCGCCATGTACTTCTCGTAAGCCCCGATCCATGTTGGCAGGTCAACCGTGCGCTGCATCTTCGTCACCATCAGGAAAAACGTATCCTGAATCTTCGACGAACCACCGCTGACTGTGTTACGAATTTCGTTGATTTCGCGCATTTGCGTCTTGGCGCGGCTGCTCATGAACTCGGATTTCGAGTCAACCCAGTCGGCAACTTTATTCATTTCGGCGGGGCTCGCGATGAACTTGCCGATACCGCGCGCCATCCACTTGTGGCCGATGCGAACAATGGACTGGTTGTAGCCGAGAACCTGGGTCATGGCCGTGGTAAAGCTCCAGCCCATTGCGGCGATCGAAACCCCTGCTCGCAGGTAGTTGATGCCCTGCTCGAATGCATTCTGCGCACCACGCTCGCCGGCTGCGATATCACCCAATGCCGTCTTGAGCTGGTCGAATATGGCGCTGCCGTAGTAATCACGGATCGAGGTTTCCACGCGACGATCACGCAACAACCGATTGGCGTCCATGATCGCCTCGAAGTGCGTCAGGTCGTGAATGACTTCGTTCACGTGCTCGAAGATCACGCCAAGGTCAAGGCGAATCGGGTTTACCACCTTGGCGGCACGGCCTTCCCTGAATCCGTGCTTGGTCTGGCTGCGCATTGTGGCGCCAGCAAAGGCTCTCTCGGCCTGCTCCTTGGCGTCCATGTACATCGGCTGGCCTGATTCATGGCTGTACTTGGCAGGGTAGTACCCGCCGCGAAAGGTGCCGTATTTCGTGACAACAGGGACCGCAGCAACCTTCTCGGGCGCAATGCCGTCAACGCGCTTTGACATAGCCTCGATCTGCGGCCAGTAAGTATCGATGTAATCCCACACGCCTTGAACGAACTGCCAATCCTGCTCGGTCAGTTTGTCGAGCACGGCATTTACCTGTGATTCACTCCAGCTATCACCGCCTTTTAGCTTCATGCCATCCATAAGGCGCTGACGGTTGCCGGCGTTGCCCCAGTTCAATGCCACGGCCAACTGACCAGCCTTTGTCAGTTCGTCGCCGATCTCGGGAATGTACTCAGGCTTGTACATGCCCAGCTTCACTGCACCCAGGCTAAGCTTGGTCGCCTTGGCCTGCATCTGCTGCTCAAAGTCAGAATAGGGCTTGAACAGTTCGGCCAGCTTTTCTGTGGCTTCCGACCGCATCGTGGTTTCGTGATCGCCTGCCTCGTTTATCGGGCGAATGATCGTGTCAAAGAAAAATCCACCGTCCTCCCGGTCGAAGGCTTGCAGGATATTCGAGAATTTGCGGTGCGATGCAAATATGCCGTCGATGAATTTCGCAGCCTGCTGCTGTGGCAATCCTTCTTCAAGGCTGCGCTTCTTCTTGGATCCGGCATTCTTCGCGATGGTATCGGCTGCGGTATTGGCGACGTCATCGAACCGCATCTGGTCGCCCAGCTTCATCAGCTTGTCCCTGTTACGGGACATCTGATCAATGTGGCGGATGCCGTCGATAATCCCCGCCAGCTCCTCGGCGGTCATGTCCTTGTACGGTCTACGCAGGGCTTCGTTAATCACCGCCTCTGGCAGGTTGATTGGCAGCCCCTGCTCCTGCTGCTCAGCAATAAACTGCGCCAGCGACTTTCTGGCTTCGACAGATTTCAGGCTGATACTGGTGAAGTCGAACCGCTCCAGAATCTGGTCAATCTGGTCGAGATAGTCGGTCTTGCCAAGACGCTGACGAACCTTCTTGTCGGTGAACTTGCGGGCGAACTGGACGCCTTTGTCCAATCCTTCCTTAACGCGCATTGACTCGCGGTACAGCTCAATGTTCAGCATTTGGCGCTGCTTGAAGTAGGCCGCCGCCTCGTAGTTTTGGTCTTCCAGATACTTCATGGCGTCCTTGCCGGACTTGCGCATGGCGGCCAAGTAAACCGATGGCTTCAAGTCACGGTACTTCACCTGCGCAATCTGGCGCGAGGCGATGGTTTTCAGCAGTCGGACATCGGGCATGGCCCGCATCATCTTTACGCCAGATTGCCTTGCCTCGCGCTGTTGGCGGGTCTGCTCTTTCAGGAATGGGGCCGCTTTGCGCTGGAGATCGTTGATTGCCCGCAGCTCCTGCCGCAAGACATCCTCCTGGTACTCGTTAAGCACGACCTCGCGGGCAGCATCAGCCAGCTCGGCAGCATCGGTCATCAGGTCGCCGTGGCGCTCCTGCATGATGGCTTTGGTGCGCTCAGAAACGGCCTGCTTCAAAGGCTTCAGGTTGACCAGCATATCGACCAGCCTTGAGCCTGACGAATAGCCCAGCAGCATTGCCGCTTCGTCTGGGGCCATGCCGGCCTTATCGAGCACGCGGAGTTTGCGCAATGCTCGAAGCGTTTTGGCATTGGTGTTTTCAGTACCAAAGAACGCATCTATTTCGGCACTGCTTTCAAATCCGGCTTCTTCGCCGAACGGGATTTCTCCGAAGTCGTAATCTGCTCCTTGAGAAGCCGCGCCAAATAGCCCTTCGCTTTCTGCGGATCGAAGTTTCGCATCATTAATGGCCTCATCCAGTGCGGCCAGAACCGCATCCAGGTTGTCGTTATCAAGAATGTCATCAATCGTGTAGGTGGATACACCTGCATTGATCGCCTGCTGCGCGCGAGTCGCCACAAGCCGGTCTGCGCCATCGGCCTCGACATCGGGAAACTTGTCAGCAACGATCTGCTGAATATCAAGCTGCCAGCTCTCGGCGCGCAACGCTTCATCTTCTGCTGACCGCTGTGCATCACGATCAGCCTGCGCCGCATAGCCTTCTGGCGTTCTCACGTCATCGCCACGTAAAGCGCTCGTGACCATATCCAGCGCCGCGTTTGCGGTGTAATCCTCGCCAGCAAAGAACCCGACTTCTGACATTTTTTCTGCCAGTTGATCGAATGACATTCCGCCATCAACCGGAAACATCGGCATGATGCCCCAGCCCTTACGCTTGAAGTCAGCAGGATCAATGCCTTGCGCATTGGCTTCTTCCCGGCTGATGCCGCCCCACTTCGCAACCATTGCTTTCAGGTCATCAGTCAGCGGATTAACTGCGCCCTTGGTGCCCTTCTTCAGCGATTTGCGAACGCGCTTGGCTTCTTGGCGGCGAATATACTTGTCGTCGTACAGCGCCTTAACGGCCTCTGTGGACAACTTCACTGCCTCTCCCTTCGTGCCGTCTGGCAACTTGCCCGTCTGCATCACAGCAAGCGTCTGATAATCCTTCTGGCCTGACAGCTCCTGCTCGACTTCGGCGGCGACATTGGCCGACTCTTCCTTCCACCATGCCTCACGCTGGCGGGTCCACTCCTTGATAATCCGCTGCTCAAGCCGCTCGCGCGCATCCATGTTGGCGCGGTTGATGTTCTTCACGTACAGCTCAAATTCGCGGGCCGTGGCACCCATTGATTCGGCGGTGGTGAAGGTCTGGATAAGCTGCTCTTCGTTGCGCGCCTGCTCGATCTCGGCATCGGTCGCAAACATGCGATCAAACACAGCACGGATGTCGTCGTTAAGCTTTACATCCAAACCCTTCACGGTTTTATAGATTGCTATCATCCATGTGCGGAAGCGTGCGAACGCCTGACGTAGCGCAAACGACGGCGCCTTGCCTTCCATGAAATACGCTTCTGTTCCACGCGCCCACTTCTCGTGATGCTCGCGCTCGATCTTGTCGAACGATTCCGCGCCAAGCCATTTCAGCAGCGTTTCGGAATCGGCAACAATGCCCTTCTGCGAATCGGTCAACTCTTCCTGATTGCGAGACTTCAAATCAGCAACAACGTCGCGCATCACCTCAAGGTACAGATGCCCACTTTCATGTAAAAATGAGCTTAAATCTCGCGCAGAAGTCAGGCCAATAAGCAGCTTGCGTCCTGGCTTGATTTGCATGAAGCCGCGCGGCTGTGTAGCGTTTTGCAGCAGCACTTTCGATTCCGACACCTTTACTGCAATAGCACCCCTAGGTTTGCCGACATTCATTCTGAAATCTTTGCGGCCATCAGGGAATTCGTCATCGATTTGCAGCAGATCAGGATTTACATCAATGGCCACAGCAGTATCGCCATAGCCGGTGTCTGTTTCCTGTCGCGTCGTTACATAAACATCAGGTTCTGCGGCAGCCTTTAGTTTTCCAGACTTGCGGATGCCCTCGGCTTTTTCGGCGCTGGTGTGGTGGTAAACGGTGACCGTGCCATCTGCGTTTAATGGCAGGCCGGTGGTGTCGTCAATCTGTTGTGATTGCAGCAGCACGCTCTGGCTGTCTGGCGCTGCTGGCGCATCCTTAAACTGATCCCCGTAGGCGATAACAGGAACCATGGCAATGCCAAGCTCTTTGGCCGCATGCGCACGATGCCGCCCATCCTCCTTGCCGTCTTTTGTGATAAGCAACGGGTCAAGCGTGCGGCCAGACTCAATGTGGTTTTTCAGGTCATCAATATTGTCACGGCTTACGTCGTCAATTTCCAGCGGGCGAACCTTGGCAAGGTATTCATCTGGAGTAACATAAATAAGTCGACCACCTTGTGATTCATAGGTTCCTTCGCCGTACCACTCTCCGCGTGGCGCGAGAGGATATTGACGCTGCGCCTGCTCCATCGCCCCGCCAGGCACCACTTCAGCGGCCACAATGTCATCCATGAATCGCTCGTACAGCTCCAGAGGATTTGATCCCTCTCTGTTGCCGGTGGCGTTGAAGTATCTAGCCATCTGCGTTGCGAGTGTTTCAGCTGTCGCCTGATCGTAGCCAATGGCAGTGAGCTTGCCGGTTACCGATTCCTGAATCTGATCAACTTCCGCCGCTTCTTGCGGCTCAAGCGTCTTTTCAAACTCGGTGGCAAATTCATCAGCCTCGCGCCCATTCATCATGTCGGGCTCGCGACGGACCTCGCGGGCAAAGAAATCATTGTGTTTCGTTGGGGCAATCTTGGTGACGTACTTGCCCATTGGAATTTTCAGCGCAGTGCCGGATGACATTGCCTGCTGGTATTCGACGGTATCGCCAAGAATCTCCTTGGCTGCCATTTCAGGGTCAATGCCCTGCTCTTGGAAGTAGGTCGTGAACGCATCCGCATCAACATAGACGGCATCGGTGCCATCTTTAACCACGTCGTTGATGTATTCCTCCATGGATGAATCGGATCGCGCCTTGAGCTTGCTTTTCTGCTGGAGCTTGCCGAGATTGTCCAGCGACTTTTCAGTGATCTTGGCAACAGACACCTGGCCGCCAGTGGCAACCATCGTTGCTACCAGCGTTTGCAATGCAGCACCAGGGCGCGCCTCGATAAAGTCGCCCATGGTTTTTTCAGGATTGAGATTTATCTGTTCGTTCAGGTCTTGGAGAAATGTCGCAGCCTGCTCGCCGGGAATCTCACCGGCCAATTGCCGCAACAGCGTGCGACCAAAGCCAGACTTAAGGCCCAAGTCTTTCATCAATTGGCCGGCAGGGATTTTCTCGGTCAGCCATTCAATACCGGCTTGACCTGCGCCGTAATTCAGCGACTGCCAGAAGTTCATGCTCTTGTCGCGGGCCGCACCGAAGGATTGACCGCCCTCGACGCCGGCACCACCGGCCAGCATGGGCAATGGATTTCCCGACAGCACTGAGGCCGCAATACCAGGAACCTGCTGGGCAAGCGAAGTGATGCCGGAATAAACGCCGGATTCAATCGCACCCAGTCCAGCGGTATCAGGCGCCCATCGCTTCCTTACCGCTTCCGAAACTCGCCTTTGCTCACCGAAAAACTGCGATGCAGCTTCGAGCGGATCAGCTGGTAGCAGCCCAATATCACGCAGCGGGCCAGTAGTAGCGCGAGAAAGAACGCCAGCTCCAGCTTCAGCAAGGCCGAAAACGCCTTGGTTGAAAGACGGGATAGCTGCCGACGCCGCCTTTCCGATGTTCGATCCTGCTCGACTGATCTCATTAAGGAAACCCTCTTGTGTTGATAGGTTCTCGTGATCGTCTGCGTAGATGGCGCCGTATTTACCGGTCAACTTTCCGTGAAGCACCGGCGACTTTTCAGCATACTGGCCAAAGTCGGTGTTTTTGAAATCAACCTTGCCTTTAATTCCTTGAGGATTGCGCTCGACCATCTCAATCGGAACACCTGACTTCTCTGCCAGCTCCTTGTGTGCGGCCAGTGCGTCAGGATTCTTGTCGAAAATAGTCGGCGGCACAGCAGCGGGCTTTACACTGGCTTTGAATGCGGCACCAAAATCAGTGTTCTCGAAATCAATTTCAGCCATTACTTCATTGCTCCCTGCGCGTTTTTGTACGCCTGATAAATGTTCACGGCGGATGGCTGAATCTTGTTTCGCACGAGGTCTGAAGAAATCTTGTCAACCTGCTGCGCGGTCAACCCTTCTTCCTTGATCAGCTGGGCAATAGGGTTTCCTTCATCATCACCATACCAGTGCTCATCGAAAACAACCTTCGACGAAAGGTCATCGATAATTTTGTTGCGCTCATTCTCTGGCACTGATTTGAATTCAGGATTTTCCTGCAACCATGCATTCATATACCGGCTGTATGAATTCAGGAATGCGCTTCTGATTTCTCGATCCGCTTCGTTCCAGTCGGATTTTTTCTTGTTGCCAAGAATCGAATCAATGGCAACCGCACCGGCATTCTGGTCGCCGACAATTTTCACCAGCTTTGCGTCGATATCCTTGCCGCTGTTGATTTCAGCCTGCATCTTCACCAAGCTCAATGCCTGTGTCTTTGCCAGCGGCTCCTGCGTCATATCGCGCTGTGCGAATTGATCTCTGGTTCGTGGGTTCTGCGCCTCAGCCAACAGCTCGCCATATCGGTTCATGTCGGTTTTAGGCTCCTGTGCCTTCATCCGTTTATCGGCATAGGAAATCAGCGCGCTACGCTGCGATGGAGTAGCCTTG